ACCAATCCAAAAAGAACCATCGTTCGCAATAGTTGTAAATTCAGATAATCTATCTCTGGGTATTCTTTCTCTAAAGGTTGCCCCGCTTATCATTGAGTAGTTCTTAATCATTTTTATTCCTTTGTTATTATTATTATTGAATAGAAGGGTTCATTTGAAAGAACCCTGTTTATATTATTTATTTTAAAGAACTTTATTTAGTTTAGAAGGGTTTAAACTTTATGATAGTAATCTCCAAGTTGACCATACATTGTTATAGAACGCTCTTATATATCTAACAGCAGTTCCAAACACTGTATACTCTTGAATGACGCCAGCAGTTTTTAGTACAACTAAAGTTCCTGCTTGAGCAGTTGGATAGTTCGCACCAGATATCGCATTTGCATTTGAATCCTGATAGTAAAATCCCGGATCTATAACACCATTAAGATTAGTACCGCCACCTAATGGTAATGCTGTTGCTGGCGTTTGCCCTGCAAGTAAACCATCAAGGTAATCTTTTCTTACTAGAGATCCCGCTGTTGTTCCTTGTGGTGCCAAAGATATTGGATCTCTATTAAAGGATATACTATCTGCTCCTATTCTTAGATAAGAGGCATGACCACCACTGTATAACAGTACATCCGCTGAATTAGGTGAACCTTGTCCAACATACCATCTTTGAGCCCCTGTAGAATCAACAGCTGATACGTATAGAGGTGTTGTTACTCCTGTAGTTGTACTCTTAATTGCTAGAGGAAGGTGTGATGTTGACTGAACTACTAACTGACCAGTCATAGTATCACCAGTTTTAGATACCTGTTGTGCTATTTGTCCATCCACATAAACCTTATTGGTCAAATGACCTGGGGATGTTGGAGTTGCACCATTAGTAATTGTTCCATTGGTATTGAATATGGTTTGACTAGTTTCAGTACCTATACCAAGTGGGCGAATATAAACTGCACCAATAGTTTCATCGCCACCGCCCAGAATCAATCTCTTATCTGATGCAGTATTACCAAGATACATCCCATGGGTTGAACTATTAATTGATACAAAAGCATAGTTATTAGTTGCAATCACTTGAGTAGCAGTTAATGCTCCACTCATGGTATCGCCAGTTCTACTAACTTGTTTAGCCAACTCAGCAACTACGAAGTCACGTCTAGTTACAGCGTTAACTTCAGTACCCTGAACAGCCGATAGTAATACTTTTGGAGTGGTTAGATTACCAGTCATGGTATCGCCAGTTTTACTAACCTGTTTTAATATCTCAGAGTTTACATAAGTTGTATCTGATTTAAGCCCCAACGCAGTATTGATCTGAGCAGTTGTTAATGTACCCACATCAGCAGCTGTTGGTTTAAACGCCTCGTTGTAGTCCCTGACCCAAGGAGTCCAAGGGGTAGTGGTGTATTGTGCTCTAGACCATACTTCAGAAGAGTTATAAACCCAGTACTTTTGAATAGTTCCAGCACTGACAGTAACAACTAAGTTCCCAGCTTTTTGAACTGGATAGTGATTTGCTACAGTTGCTTTTACGTTTGCAGGTTGACTGTAAAACCCAGCAGTTTTGATATTGTCTAAATCGTCTGCATCATTAAGCGGAATGGTTGAGCTTAGTGAACCCAGTACTAGACCTTTCACATAATCAACGCGAGTTAGAGCATTTGATACTGTATCTTGAGCCGTGTTCTGATAGAAGTTATCAGCAGTAACATTACCAGTATTAATCTGTACTTTCTTGCCAGCATGGGTAAATTCAGAACCTACACCACGGTTAATGACTAATGTACTTGTATCAGAAGTTAGACCAGTTGATCCATTTCTATATCTAGAAGCTAAGAATAACCCACCTTCATATTCACCAGCAGTTGCTGTGTTGTATGTTTGACCAATGATCCGAGCTAGTTGATCACCTGTATGTGGATCATATCTATTAGCAGAACCAGCACGGAAACCAATTTCACCTATAGTATAAGGTGTGCCAGCCGCGATTGTATCTCTGTACTTCTCTTTGGTATAAGACACATAAGGGTATACCGAGTCGTCATTAGTTTGGTTATTAAGACGAAGTATCCCATTTCTGTATGTGTTCACAGTTTCCCAAGAACCAGAAGGCAGCCAATTATTCCAACCCTCAGTATCATTAATCCATATGCGGGTAAACTCTCTATGGTGATTGACACCTTGACCAGTTAACCAAGTTGTATATTTTTGGACTGTACAATTATCAAAAGCTCGTTGTGATACTTGTAATATCCCTGCATGACCCTCAGCATTAACAGTGTTATTAACACCATTAGCCCAAGAACCCTCAACGGTAAAATTACCATTAGTCTTAGCTAGGTTGAAATCACGAATGTTCCCAGTGATTGTTAGGGCATTGGGACTATCACCAACACCAAGACCCATACCGCCAACAGGTTGCTTGTTCTTGGTTGAATACAACTCAAACCAATCTTGCCATACACCTATGTATTGACGGCGAACGAAGACACGATCAGCACTATAGGTAAAGAAGATTTGGGTACTTGCACCATTACCCCAACGTGTTACAAGCAGTGTAGAACCGCTAGGGCCTGTACCGTGTGGCGTGTTTGCTGTATTAGCAAAGATGCCGTAGTTTCCAGGCATAATGGCGTTATTACAATCATCACCAGTTGGACGATCATAAACAGCCATAGCTTTGATTTCTTCAGCGGTAGGCATGTTTCCACGGTGAAGAACATCATGAATCGAAGACCCCCAAGCGACTTGGGGATTGGTGCCACTTGCCAACTTGAAACGAAGATAACTAAGGTCAGTACCGTACCATCCACTAAGCATTAATTTCTGATCGGTAACATCACGATCCAATTTACCCGATTGTAAGTACCCAACAGATCCAGCAGTTACTAAACGCTGACCATATGTTGCTGTTGGGTCGTTCACTACTATCTGAGAGTTCGTTGTTAGAACACCTTCAATAGTTAGTGGCCCTGCCATTGTTTGGGCACCAGTCTTTTGTACTGCATTGGCAAGTGTTACTTTGGCTTCGGCTGCACTCGCCTTTGCTTCTATTGCGGCTTGAATTGCTTCATTGTTAGAAGACAAATTTATATTTGTACCTTCTACAATTACTACTTTTTGAACCTTAGTACCGATCCCACTGTAATCTGAAATTTTTACATTAGTAGTTTTCAGATTTGGAAGGTTATTAAGTTCAACTATATCAACTTTGAATCCCATTTATATAAACCTCATTGTTATTATTATATGAGGTATTTATCAGATACAAAAAAAGGCTTGCCTTTACGACAAACCTATAAGTACATTATTTATTCTTTCGACCGATTGCCCTAAGTAGTTCAACAATCAACGTTAACCAGTTTCCGCTATTAAAGGATAGTTTCATTACGCAACACCGAAGTATGTTGCGGCACCAATACCAGCAAAGCAAGCAATGATGATTACTCCCTTTAGTACTGGGTGCATGTTGGATTCTTTTACTTTAACAATGGCGGTCTTTAGTAATTGACCTAAGCCCATTATGTTTTCCTCTTTTAATTAATACGCTATTATTTATAGTGTTTAGTACTGCCTGTTCTTAGTGTCTGCATAACTCTCTTACTTCTGTTCGGAGTTTGCTTAAACCATTTACTATCAAGTCCCTCTTTGTACGCAGTTTCATAATCTTGTTTAGAGATTGCTGCCCACATATTTTTGAATGCAGATACACCAGCAGTACCTAACTGAAATACCATGTTATCAATTGCACTTTGTCTCACTTCATCTAGTCCCTTGTACACTGCACCAAACGAGCTAGATGCAATTCCCTTCTGTACTTGTGCCAAGTCCTTACTGAATAGATAGGATGCCTCAGAAGCAGTTATAGAGCCTTGAGTACTTCGATTTAGTTCTTTGTCTAGTAATGCGATTGCTTGAACTTTAGAAATAGTACTGTCACGTTTAATCAAGTGACCAATGCCGACTGTATAGAAACCTTCAGTATCTTTGTAGATGGTTAGTTTGTATCCTTCATCAATTCTAAGTTGTTCTTGTATGGTTAAATTCTTCATTTCTCGCCTCGTAAATATTGATATGCAAATATTTAGAGGTATGAAGAAGTGAACAAATGGAACATAGATGAAGAGGTACTAAAAGAGTATGAGGGGTTCATCTATCGAATAGACAACACCAAAACAGGCAAGTACTACATAGGCAAGAAAGGGTTTTGGAGTCGGGCGAAAGAAACTAAGAAGAGTTCCCCAAAGTACGGGAAGAGAGTTACCAAAGAATCAAATTGGCGACCGTACCAGAGTAGCAATACAGAGGTTCAGGGATGGGCTACAAGCGATTGTGAGTATTCAGTACTGTACTTGTGCAAGTCTAAGTATGAGCTTGCATACAGAGAGATAGAGAGCCTTATAGAGTGCCAAGCATTACGAGATCCGCAGTGCATGAATCAGATGATGGGTTCAGCCAGGATCGGGAGATGCCCAAGCTCATTTAAGTTGATATGATGGGGTACGTTTGGGGATTGTTATCGTTTTAGAGGATTAGGGATGAGATTCAAATTAGTACTGTTGGTGCTGGCCGTCAGTAGTCAGCCTGTATTGTCAGAACCAAGTCAAACAGATCTTGAGATTTGTAAGACTGTATATAAAAACTGTACTGACCAGCAGAAGGCAGGAAAGGTTAATGCGTCTTGCTTATCGTATGAGAAAGATAATCCAGAGATAATAAAGTACTTAAAAATGGTTGATGATGGATTGCTCAAAGCAAAGCTAGATGTAAACTCAAGCCCTTGGGAATTGGCTCTTGCTAGTTGTAATCTTCAATATGGGATATTTAAATCCAATGAAATGTTGTCAGGTATTCCAGATAGCAGTTTCAAATCTGGTGTGAATGAATTTAAGTACATCATTGAAGAATGATAGCTAGTTCATATTATGGATTAAGTGTTATGTAGAGGGTTTGGGGATGGGCAGCTTTGCAGATATAAAGATTAATGGGCATATTTTAACCGAGTGGAAAAACACTTACTCTGAATGGTATTTTTCTAAGTCTGAAAGAAAAAGAGAAATAGCTGAAGATCTTGGTGATGATCAAGCTAGAGATTTTATTGGCTATCGCTCTACTGTTGCAGTAATCAGAAGACGATTGCAGCTTGATGGATATGATCACAGTTCATTAGAACGAGATTTTAATGATACTCGTGCCATATGGATACGTGACATGAAAGAAATGCATTTATCGTATGAGGAAGATTTTTCTAAGGAAGGTGATGAACTTTCTAAAAAATTAATGAACAATATTGCTAATCAACTTGAAATTGTTCAAAAGATAAGCCTAGGTGAATGGAAGAAAAACATATCTAAAGCCATATCAATCAAACCAGATTATGTGTTGGATGTTTACGATGGTCATGAAGTTATCATAGAAAATGAACCTTTACTTTCCCTAATGCTATCACCGTTGACTGGTGTTTATGATCATGATGTTGGCTTTGCTGGCTCTCTGTTTCCTTGTATGCAAATGGAATCATATGCACTTGTATTACTTGATATGTGTAAAGATGATGACATCTGCGAGTTAGATATCACAGATATAGTTCATGGTGGTTGGGTTGATGATTTTGAAGATATTGCAGAAGTTCAAGCTGGCGAAACAAAGTTCCATGAACATTTTAGATCATCGATTAATGATCTAGTTGAATTGAATGCAGGTAAAAGAAACCCAGTTCTTCAACGAATGATCTTTTCATCTGTGATTACTACAATGGAAGCATATCTATCAGACACAATGAAAAAGAATGTACTGAACCGCCATGCAATAAAGCGTAGGTTTGTAGAATCACTAGACAAGTTTGTTAAAAACAAAATAGCATCCAGTACTATTTTTAGCTTTATGGACTCATTAGATCAAAAGATCACAGAAGAGATTGATTCAATATCATTCCATAATGTGGATGTAGTCACAGGTTTATATAAGAACGTTCTGCTTTGTAAGTTCCCAGAAGATAAGGTTTCTGATTTAAAAAAATATGTTGATATGAGACATGATATAGTTCACCGAAACGGGAAAAGTAAAGATGGTTCTATCATATCTATAACCAAAGAGGACTTAAGAAGGATCATTGAATTAGTAACTGAAGTTGTTGGGTGCATAGACAAACAGATACTAGATGGTCTGTTAGATACTGGTAGTGAACGGGTGTAGTGAGGAAACAGAACCCTACTAATCAAGTAGGGTTTTTTATAACTACAGATTAATGAAGTGACATATATTGATCACCAAGCAAGAGAATTACCCAAGGACTTTAAGATATACAAAGGCCCATTACAAAACGGGCCAATATAAAATTAATACAAACTGACAACATCTAAATTGTTTTCTATCTCAACTTCACTAAGATTTAACTCACCAAATTTATGATGTCTAATCTCAGTTACATATATCTCTAAAGGGTTTTTACGAGAGTCAGGTGATCTTAAATCAACCATCACTTGAATTTTTTGGTTACTATCATTCAGTAAACGCCCATCAGTTCTTCCATCATCATTATCAATCCATCCATGTTCTAAACCAAAATCCTTACCCTCAAAGATATATTTCTTGTCTCTTATAGTTAGAACAAGTTCGCCCCCAAGAGTTGGGTATTCGGCAGCTGTGATTACATGGGTATTGTGTACGTATTGCATTTCATTTTCCTTTTGTTTTAATGAGTCCCATTGTAACACGGGTGCAGATGGTGTGTGAACTTTGGGAACAGCTGCTTAAGCTACTGAATTGAACTGTAGTACTGATAGGGGGGATAATTTCAAAAAAAGTCCCTACCAATGATACCCCATGTTCTCCACTTTGTGTGCAAATCCCATCCCCAAAGTTTTTTACCATTTTATAATAGTTCTCAACTAAAGTACTAAAGTTCAATACAGTACTGATTCCAAAGAACTAAATACAAAAGTTACAAAAGCTTTTTCCCGCCATAAGAATAAAAATGAAACAGAAATGCAAACACCCAACATGTACAAACACTGTACCCTATAGAACTAAATATTGTACTGAGCACCAGACGAACCAAGTTCCAGTACTAAAGTTCAGACCAGAAGAACACAAGTTCTACAATACAACACGCTGGCGAGAACTATCTAAAAAGATCCGTGCAAAGTATCCCATCTGTGAGAAGTGCCAGACACAACTAAGTGCTCTTGCGGATCATATCTATGAAATCAGATATCCCAATGGACTTAAGTACAGCCTCAAAGAAAATAATCTCATGGCTGTATGTCATGGTTGTCATAACGAAAAAACAAAGCAGATAGCAAGGACTATCAGAATAAGCAAGGATGAACAAATTGAAACTACTACAAAAACTTTCCAGTACCTTAAGCAATATGTGGTTAGGTCTGAACAACTGGATCTCATTGAGAAAATCCAATTGGACGAAGAAGAAAGAAACCAGAGCAAAGAATAAACAAATCAAAAAAGAAAATAGTATATGTTTCACTATGGCGATCACTAAAGACAGTTCCCATATTGTTGTACTGCATAACAATCCCTATCGAGTAACTATTAGCACTGACAATGTTGAGTGCATTGATGGGCAGGGTAGGGAAGTACAAGACAAAGATTTACTAATACAGATACTAATGAGGATTAACAGCAATGGCCTATTCTAATTCAAAAGCAGAAAAGGCCCATTTAGATAAGATATACAAATCAGGTTCAGCACAGATTTCAAAAGTTGAACAAGCACTTTATGAACTGATAAAGAACGAAAGAAAGATAAGCAGTACTGATATGATCCTAGTGAAACAACTAGCGGCTCAATTGTATATCAATAATGAATGCCTCAAAGACATAGTAAAGAACGGTTGCAGTATTGAAACCACTAGTCGGGGTGAACTGGTAGTTAAAGAGAATCCCAACAGCCGAAACTTTCAAGCGTCATGCACCCAGATACAGAAATTATATAAACAACTAGGATTAGATCCCGTAGTGCAAATAGAAGAACAAGACGATGATGATCCCCTAACAAAGGCACTAAATGAACTAAATGAATAAGTCATATCCAACAGAACTACAGGATATGAATTTTGATATTGAGTACTATCACCAAGGATATGAATCAGCTTTTCGATATGTGTACGATGTACTAATGGACTTAAAGCCAGCAAGCAAATCAGAAAAGGCATTTTGCCAGAGGTTTCTAGATGATCTAAAACGTGAAGACATAGTACTAAATCTGAAAATTTATAATGTTGTAGTCGCAATAGCAAATTCCCTTAAACATCAAAAAGGGCCTCTTGGTGGAACTTCAATCCAGTTAATGCCTTGGCAACAGTTCCTAATGTTGAATCTCTTCTGTTGGTTCTACACCTCCAAGGCATCAGCAGAACTAGCAGGAAACAGAAGATTTACAAAGGTGTTTGCATTCATCCCCCGTGGTAATGCTAAGACGCAACTAGCGGCAGTTGTATCAATTTGTGGTTTAGTACTGACTAAAAACAAAACTCCAAAGTGCAGTACATCAGCAAGCTCAAGGAAACAAGCAAGCATTTGTTTTGATGAAATCAAATCACAGATAAAAAGTTCTTCAGTTGCTCTAAAGAAGCGATTCAAGATAAGAGCAAATGAGATTCTTCTAACTGCGGGCGGCTCGATATTTCCAACAAGTTCAGAAGCCGATAACCTCGATGGTGAGCGTATTGTTGTTGGGATACTTGATGAACTTCACGCCCATAAAAATAGATCGGTACACGATGCAATCGCCACATCCCAGAGTTCTAGTTTAGATCCAATTCTATTCATGATCACCACAGCAGGTAACAATACAAAGTCCTTCTGTAAGGAAATGTATGATTACTCAAAGGGATTACTGTTTGGTGAGTTCGAGAATGATCAGTTTCTCTCAATCATCTATGAGTCAGATGAAGAAGAGATCAATTCAGAACTAGGGCTAGAACAAGCTAACCCATCATTAGACCATGCTGTTATTCGTCAGACATTACGTAATAAGGCCAAAGAAGCCCTAATGTCAGAGGCGGCCCTAGCTGGCTTTGCAACCAAGCACCTTAACCGCTGGTATCAGTACTCAGAATCGGCACTAGTACAGCAGTCCCTGATC